TTTCTACTCTCCACAATTCTTCTTACTGTACATACTTTACATTCATAGGAATATGATGACGCAACTGGCCCTCTATCTTTACGAGTCCTATAAAAATTTTCTACTAGATTCTTTTCTTCACCACAAATTCTACATTTTCTATCTGACAATAGAAGATGACCTAACTTTATTTGTTTGTCTAATTCCATTACAATACTTGAATTACCCCATAGCAATCAGGTATCTCATGCGTCAATTTACTTTCTATACCTTGTTTTAGTGTAATAGCACTCATTGCACAAGTAGAACATGCACCACCTAATCTTACTTTAACAAAATTAGTTTCATGTTCTATTTCTACAAATTCCAACCATCCACCATCTGCCTCAATATAAGGTATAAGGTCTTCAAGAACCTTCATTACGTTTTCTTCTGTTAATTCCATTAGGACAAATACTCCCACATATAGGATGACTCTCCATATTCAGAAGCATTATTATACCATCTATCACCATCTTCAATAAAACTATCATCCTCCATTCCATCATCCATAAATCCAAAAGGAGCCATGTCTTGTTCTATCTGATTCTTCTGTTCTTCATATAATCTCTTTCTTACATCCTGATCAGTAAGTTCTTTGAAGTAATCACATTGAACTAACCATGCGTATATTACCAAACACATTGCAAGGTCATCATTACATCCTTCTTCTGCTTCAAATGAATTACTCTTATGAATAAACGTAGTAAGTTCACTCATGATTTCATAATCAGTAAAGAGAAGTTTATTTTCTTCTATTAATGTTTTTAAATTAAGAGCACCAACCTTCTTAACTGTCTTGGACATCTTAACTCCAAGTTGAGTCTTCTTACCAGAGAACCCTTGGCCTACAACTTGTCCTGCTCTACCTCTCATAGAACATTGAAGTAAATTTGGATATTCCATATCATAATTTAATATGGATGCTACCTGATCTCCTATATCATTTACTTCACATAAAATAAATGCATCATTATAACTCTTTCCTACTTCCTCAATAATACTTGGGAATAACATTGGTTTGATTTCATTATTCCTATACTTAGCAACTACTGCATGAGGAAACTCTGTAATATCAACAACTATAAACGCAGAGAAATCTTTTCCCACTCCTCTTGCAACGTCTACTGTAATTGCATAATCATGACCTTTTTGAGGATCAACATAAACATCTAATCCTGCACTTGTTTTTTCTGGAGTTTGATATACTAATGCTCTCAATTTGCTTGGAGCAATAAGAGTATCAACAGATCCTAAGAACTCACACTCAAACTCAATCTTAAACTGTTGCTCTGATGTGTTGGCAATAGTCTGTTCTTTCCAAACTTCATCCCTACCAGGAACTTCTGACCAATGCACATCAGTTGGTATATATTCATTCTTCCCTCTTTCTGCATCGTGCCAATACCTATAAAAATGGTTCATCCCGTGAGGGGTTGAAACCATTATAACTTTCGTACTTTTACCACTAGTAATAGTAGGATAAACAGAAGCAAAGAAAGATTCAGCGATATGGTTGGGAACAAAAGCGAATTCATCAAGAAAAAGGATATTAAAAGACATACCCCTAACAGCACTAGCCGACGTGGATGCCGCCAAGATTTTTGAGCCATTTTCTAACTCCAATGAACCTTTATTCCAGGATATTATACCCTGCTGCATCCATTTAGGCAAGTTCTCATAGGCAGTTTGTAAACGACCTAGTAAGTCTCTAGCAGTTGCTGCTTTGTTAGCAAGAATACCAATATTTACATTATCATTAAATACCGCATAATGTAATAAGTATGATACTGATGTTGTAGACTTACCTGTCTGCCGAGGCATCTTACAGATATTAAATCTGTTCTCATGAAAATTATTAATTAATCTTTCTTGAAAATCATAAGGTTCAAATGGAACAAGACCTTCATCCAAACTAACAATCTTTACATGTTGCTTTGCAAAATACACAGGATCTTGCTTACATGCCATAAACTCAAGGATTTGTTCCTGAGTAAATTCTTGTGCAACATTCGCCTTTTTTAAGAGGGGATTGCCTAAATAAATGTCTTCCATAATAACCTCCTACATCATTTCATAGTGTCCAAATTTTTTATCGTGTTCAATTGTTCTTCTTTGTAGTTCTAATATTCTTTCTAAATTTTCTACTTTTTTTTCTAAACTCTTAAGTTGTTCCTCCGATTTGGAAGAGGGGTTCTCCTTGGTCATTTTTAGAAACTTGGTAAGACCAGAGCTTAGCACCAGGATACACTTTTCTCACTTGATCCAGTACTTCTCTGCGTGAAGGTTTTTTGACAGAAGGGAAAAACATTTTTATCATGTACCCTTTTCCTCTCCAGCCAACATAAACATCGATTATATTTCCTATTTTAGATGGAATGCGAGTGGATTCACTTACACCACCGCCATTTCCGTTAGAGCCATTTCCATTTGAATGTCCATTACCATTGGTTCCGTTTCCGTTACCATTCTTTTTTCCATTGTCATCATCTTGTTCAAGATATCCTCTAGCACCAACATGGTAACCACTAGGAATTTTCTTGCATTTCTTCATATCATGACAATAATATTCACCTGGAGGACACTTTTTCATGAAATATAAAACTCTACCCTTATATTTATATATTTTACGTATTAATACTCGTTCTAATTACCCTAAAAGTGGTAGAACTTGCTGAAGCAGGAGTAACTAATAATCTTACATTATCTCCACTTATATCAGTATCAAAGGTTGCCAAACTATCATTAGTTTTTATAATAGCATACTCTGTATTAAAAGTTCCACTTCCATTATGAACAACTAAAAAATCTGCAGTATGATATGTACTTCCTCTTGTTACTTGTATTTGCCATTTTGCTGATCTATATGTTTCTTTAGAAAAAACATCTAACACAGCTTGAGAAGTGCTACTAGTGGTTAAACTAGTAACTGTTATATTACTGAAATTTGCTTGACTTAATAACTTAGGCATTTGCAGTCTCTAGAATACTAAGAATGAGTTTCAAACTACTATTTGCACTTCCTTGAATCTTAATAGAATCACTTGTTTCCAAAACAAGTTTTCCTTCTAATGGAATATATGCATCTGAAGGAGGAACTGATGCATCTTTCACAATCTCAGTAGCAGTAGAACTTCTTACATGAGTCATTGTAAAAGTAGCTGCACTAGTAGTCACATTTGTAACATGAGCATATAATACAATAGAAGTATAACCAGTAGGTGCTGTATATGCAGTCTGATTGGAAGTAGTAACTTCTAATGTTTCTGTTTGAAATTTATTGAGTGCTAATTGTGCCATGTTAACTTAGTGCTAAGATAAAGGGTGTCATTTCTGAGAACAAACTCTTACTGAAAGATCTACCACTAATTGTACCAGTATTTTGGTTAATTTGTAAGTCATCACCTATTCTGAAGTTACCTGATTGATCCGTACTGGTATAAAGAACCTTACCACCATTTGCAGTATAAACTTCATTTGCTTGAACAGTAACTCCACCTCGCTTTGGTGTAGCAGATGCAATTTGATCACCCGAACCAACATATTCAAATGTATGAGAACTAGCAACAATTTTACTAGCTTGATAGAAATATGCTGTAGACCCAACCCCAACTGCATTAAGCAAATTGGTATCAAGGGTTAATGTAGTAATTCCAGATGTTACAGGGGTCGAACTATTTATTGTATAATAGATAGGAGACATAGAAGCAGTGGCTGCTCCACCAGATCCTCCACCTCCACTAATAGTTACATCAGGAGTTTCAGTATACTGACTTCCACTACTAATAATGGTAATAGAATCAATCGTCTCTCCATCTAAAGTAGCGAATGCAGTTGCCGTTTCACCATTAGGTCCAGAAGGATCCTCCAGAGTAACAGTTGGAGTAGATGTATATCCACTACCGCCATTGGTTACAGCAATGGATTCTACCGATTCATATAATGTATGGAAGTATACTAACTGTCCATCATAAGGTCTGTCAACATCTATCTTTGCAGTTCCTGCAGTTGCTCCCGCACCCGCATAAGTATGTGCAACACTTGAAATACCAAGATTAACTGTGAAACTAGTAGTAGAGGGAACTGACTCCACTGTAAAAACATAAGGTTCTCTATATGGATATGTCTTACTTCCATATGAACAAGTAAATCCAATAGTACCTAAACTTACTCCCATTCCTACTTGGAAATCATGAGCAGCAGTAGTGGTTACAGTTGCTTCACCCGATGTATGAGTATATGCAACTCCACTAATTGTGTAGGTTGTAATTCCCACATTCAGAATTACATTATCTTGTGATACCGCAGCTGCACTAGTAGTCATTCCAGTAAACTGTAATGGACTCTTACCATCTGCAACTAAACCATAAGTACCAAAACTACAGTTACTATTTGCAACATCTGCTTGTCCTCCTGCATGACAAGCAATTGCTTCATTACAGCAAATAGTAAAGACTGATACTAATTGAGCAAATCCACCATTAGTAACAGCAACACCTACACCACCTTGATTATATTGAGTGAAAGCATCAACATTCATTGCTTTCAATAATCTTGCTTGATCACCATCAACTCTTATTCCCACACCAGTTGTTGTATTACTTGTACAGTTTTGAATATATGGTCCTTTCCACTTACCACCTCCTACATTTTCTGCAATTTCACTAGTTGGAAATCCCACCGCAGCTGCAGAACCTGTATGCCCACTAAAGGTCATATTTGCTAACTTAGTACCTTTTCTTACGTGGAAAATGTCTTTATGAGCAATACTACCACTAACATTAACAGATCTTTGATCATCACCTACAATTGATACATTTGCACCAACCTCAATAGGGTTTGATTCTTGATAGTTTCCAGAAAGAACTTTAATAGTAGAACCAGAAGTTGCTACTCCAACAGCACCTGCAATTGTTAACTTAGCATTATCAATTGATGTTCCATTATTAGAATCATCTCCATCTTTAGCAACATAGAAAACATTGGGTGCAGAGTTAATACCAGAAGCACCTGCATCAATGGTTACATTATCTCCAATAAAGACTTGAGAATTTGTAATAGTAACTGCAGATCCAACAACGATCTGATTGTTATCACCATCGATTTCAATAGAAGATGAACCAACTGTAAGAACTCCTACAATTCGTGCATCTCCTCTGATATCCAAATCACTCATACCAGTGATAATACCAGTAGATTGAATATCAGTTACAGTGTGATGTTCAAATGTATGAGCAGTTAATATTCCACTAAAGTAACCATTAGTAGCACTAAGGAAACCAGTTGCTTTTACATCTCCCTGAACAAATAATCCATATTCACTTCTTGCAGTAGTTGCAACTCCTACATTGGATACTGTACTAATACCATTAGTACCAGATTGCCATAAACCACCACCACTTGCGGGGGCAAATTTAAATTTCTTACCATTTGACTGGGATGTATCCACTTTAAGATACATCGTGTCATAAGCACCAATATTAGTGGCAATACCAGTAATATCATCCAAGTATTGGAGATCTACGGAACCACCTCCACCGAAGGTAGCTAACTGTTGCTGAACTCTATTAACAAATGTTGTATAGTGCTTAGATAAATCTTCAACAGTTGCAAACTTTTTATCTAATGGTGTAAGAGGATCAGGTTTACCCCCAACAGATTGTTCATAAGTAGGAGGTTCATTTAAAAGTTCTTCAGTTAATGTTTGCTGTTCTTTTAACTCCTCAACAATCTTATAAATTTCAACAATATCAGTTTTACTGTTTCTATACTGTTTATCTAAATCAAATAGATTTTTCTTTAATTTCCCAATACTCTCATCATAATCTTTAATTTCAGGAAGACTATGAATCTCTAATTGTAATTTATTAAGATAATCTTTAAGTTCTCTATTAGAACTACGATACTTTTTATTAGATTCTGAAATCTCACTTTCAATCTTTTGCCTAGTCTCATTAAGCTTACTTAATACACTTTTCTTTAATTTTCTATCATCATCTTTAAACTCATTATGATGTGACCAAATTTTATCTACTGCATCTTTTATCTCTTCATAAATTTTATCTTTAGTCTCATTTAAATGATCACTTACTTCTTTAATTTCAACTTTTTTCTCAAAATCCTTAGTATCAAGATTTTCTGTTAGATCATGAATATCTGAATCAAATTGAGTTTTAAGATCCGTTAAATGATCTTTTACTTTAACGAAGTCATCATCAATTACACTAAAGGTTTTTCCAATCCATGAAAAATCAGGAACCTCATTTACCTCATTTACCCATTTTGGGAAAGTAGGAATTTGATCCCTGACCTCATCAATGGCCTCACATATTGATTTTATTTCACCTTCATAATACTTGGGTTCAGGAAGATTTTGAATCTTCTCTTCAATAGCATTTAATTGCTCATCATAATATTTTACTTCAGGAAGAGTTTGAATCTCTTCTCTTACTAAATCAATTTGCTTACATATGGCTTGTACTTCTGCATCGTAATATTTTACTTCAGGAACTTCTGGAATACTTCCTTTTAATTCTTCTAAGTGCTCAGAAAGTTCTTGGAGTTCTTTATCATAATATTTAATTTCTGGAATATCAGGGATACTTTCCCTAACATCATTTACCATACGAACCAATTCACCCCATTGAGGGGCTTTGATTACATCAAAAGTTTCATATTCAGTTGGTGTATAATCATCTTTCCAATTATCTGTTTTTACCTCTTCTTTTATTTCCTCTTTTTCTATAAAATCTTCTACAGATGGTAAATCCTTTTCCTCAGATATAAATTCATCTACTGAGGGTAATTCTTCCGAATTATTATTTAAATCTTCTATAGATGGCAAATTTTCAATGTTGTCTTCCGACATGTTATGAGTAGCTTAGGTACTTTGGGATTTCTCTCCCCTTCTTTTTATTTATTGTCCTTTGGAAGTCCAGTTTTTATGAGTTTAGCTAGTTCTGCCGTGGATCCCACAAACAATGCATTATTAACAGTATTTGGACCTTTTGATTGTTGTTCCTCATTTACATCTTTAAGTTTTTTCTGAAGATCCATTAACTTATCAGTAGCATCAGAAACACTCTTAATTAACTGCCCTGCTACCTCATATGCTCTCGGCATGTCACTCTCTTGAGCAAGTTCAAGAATTCCGTCAATTGCTTCTTGTCCCTTTTCAATGATAGAATATAAATTTCCTCTTGTATATTCATAATCTCTAGTTATATCATCTTTGGTCGGGGGTTTCTGTATTCCAACAGGTTCCTTAACTTCAACCGAATCCACTTCCACTTCAGTAGGTGTTATATTAAAAGCATTATCTAGTTGTTTCATGATTAGATGAAGGATCCGTCAAATCCAAAGTCATCCCCAATTTCTATGAGAGAATTGGTTGTAGCAGTAACTTTATTGACTGCAGCACCAGAAACGTGTGCAGTTGGTGTAGTTCCATCTTGACCTCTCTTGACAACCAACTTATTACCACTCTTCTTATCAACATATATGGATTCACTATCAACAATGACATATGTATTAAGTTCAATACCAGAAGAATCATTAACTTCCATCAAAGTACCCTCAACACCCATATCTTCAGATAGATTGGTTGTTACATCATTATCATAAGCCTTAGTAGCACGAGGAACAACAGAGTAGGTAACATCTCTGGTAGGTGTCTTGGTAGTACCACCAACAACGTATCCAATTTTTGC